ATGCTCAATGGGTTCATGCATATGCCAAACCACTGCCGCTAAAGACTTAGGGTGAGGCCACTCATTAATTAACCGAAGATTGTCTTCTACTTCGCCATCAATAACATCAGGTATGACAGCCCAATGAGGGTGACCCAATCGAGGCTCAACAAACTCATAAAATTTACTCCAATTTGTTTCTTTTCCTTTTGTGAAAGCCGTAAACGCTCCATTGTCCCACATGACTGATTGGGCGTGTGTTAAGCACCAATCCGCATCTCTTGCGTCTGCCATGCTCACACAGAAATGTTTACCTGCCATCTTCAACAACTCTGAACGAGGTGTGATAGGCCCACCATGATAGTGAATCATTCGATCAGTTTTCCTCTTGGTCTGGTATTTACCCAGTCTTCAATCTCAGACAGTACCCAACGACTTGAGCTGCGGCGGTTATCTTCTGGTCCCAAGATGATAGGTTGAGGAAAAGTGGTCGAGTTTTGCGCCAACTTGTAAACATAGGATTTAGAACACCCTAACAACTCAGCAACCTCACCCACCCGCAATAATTTGTTAGAATGGGATGTCATTCGTGTACTCCTTTGGTGATAACTCCATCTCCTCCTCTTCATATTCAGGCACCCACCAAACTCGAACCGTGGTTCTTTTACCGTCTTCCTTAGTTATGGCGTGGTGACCATTGCAGTCTCGGTTGTCATTCAACTCTTTAATGCGTTCCTGCACTTGCGCCGGAGTGTAATGAGTAAACCGTCGATTGTGTAAAAACTCCATCAAACCTGCAATCTTAAACATCGTGCGTCCGTTCTCTGTCCATGGCTTTCCCATCAACAGTTCTTCGGGTTCCATCGCTCGAATACGACTTGTGCAGAACGTCTGGAGTAGATCATCAAACTGACCGCTAATCGTTAGTTCTGGCTGTGCCTCTAACTGTGTGGCGTTTGTCATAAGGTTTGCAACCATACGTTGCCATTGTTGGGGTCGAACTGTCGGAGGCATAATTTGTGCTTGTTCCATACACGCCCGTTGCCAAAGCATTTGGTTTTGCAGTTGTTCTGTGGACAAGTGTATCCGCGTTCCGTTGATGTCCATGAAGTACAACCTGGGTTCAGACAGTAGGATTGTTAGACCACCAATTTGTGGCATGTTTTCCCCCATGTCTCCGATTCCATACTGTCGCATTGCGCACAACTCAGGATCACAGTAACTCTTAAATGGCTCCTGCTTGCATGTGTAGCGATAGTCTTTTTTGGTCAGAGACTTTTGTATTCCAATAACTTCTTTAGCCTCTAGCGGAGAAGTGAACATCTGCCTGTTTTGAGTTTCTACTTCTGGCTCCCAATCGTCTCCAAACTTCTTGCGGCAATACACACCAATCTGAAATAAGGTTTTGTTTCTTTCCTCATTCACAGGCCCATTCCTAAATATATGTGCCAAGCATGGAGGCCCATCTTTAAAGTACTCGCGCTTTGCTGAAAACTTTAGCTTCTCTAACTCTGAAATTTTTACGCGTTTAGCTTCAATGGCATCCAAGAATTCATCTAATTCCATGGCTTCGTTTTTGTCGTTGTAGCAGTAGCGCATCGTTAACTCTGCATTTTGGTATGGCAGGTTAATAAAATTTCCTACGTCTCCGCGCTCTGATAGAATCTTGTCTTGTTTTGGAAAAATCTCACAGCCAGAGTGACCCATGGCTATAGAAATCTCCAACAGATATTCTCGTAATATCGCCGCATCAATAAAATCATCTACGAAAAGATACAGATGTGCTCCGCCTGATTTGGATCGACAGTGTAATAACGGAAGTTCTAACTCCGTAATCTTTTTGTGTAGATCCTCGTGATCTAGATCATAGTCGTCTATGTCTAGTGCGCCCCATATGCACTGATTATTTTCGTTTATTGGGATTGCTCCAATACCGATGCTTCCATCGATGTGGCCTTGCATTTTTTCTTCCGTCAGCGTCTCGTGCACAATACGGCTATCCGCATCCGCTTTACCGTTGCGTCCGATACGTCCAACCTTAGTTTTACCGTGCGCTGCCTTTGAACCAACAAAAGCAGCCAACATACGTTTGGCGTTTGACATGCTAGGCTCCAATTGAGATTGCGAGGGGCGGTAGAAAGAGGAGGATACCGCCCCCCAAGGCTGCTACTTAGAATGGAATATCATTCGATTCTTGGGAGGATGAGGACTGTCCGGTTTCCTCATCGTTAGCAGCCTTAACCTCACCTTTCGCAATAGACTCGCGGAAGGTTTTCGCAGCGATCAATAAATCTCGATCCTCGGGTCTTGGATCTTCTGCCAAAGATTTGACCTTTTCTACTGCGTAATTAAACCATGTACCTCTGTCGTTGCTTTCCTCAACAGTTCGCAACCGCCAGATCGTACCGATTAGCGGAGGTTGTACCAATCCATGCTTTGGGTGTTTAATGCGTTGCATTGTAATCATGGACTTCCAACGACGACTAATTTTAAGTTGCGTTGATTTAAAGTCTATGACCGCAGGTTGGTACATACCTTCTTCTCCCAACACCAAACAGAAATGTTGATCTGAGTTGACCAGTTCATTCCCGTTAGGCAGGGTTGTCTTTGCACCCACACGAGTTGCCTTCTTGATCGCAGGATCATTGGGTAACAACTCGCCAACATATCCTCCACCCTGCTCTTCTGGGATAAATTCAATGTATTTAGTGGTCTGGTAACACGGGATCACTTCAATGCCTGTCTCACCTGACCAGAACTGAGAAGTGAGCTTATTGTAGATATCACCTTGCTCAAGACCTGCAATGTATTCTGCTTCTTTCTTACGAAGCTGTGGTGACATTGCTTGTGCAACACGAATGAACGGAATTTCTAATTCCGAACTGTCATATGATGCACCTTCTCCTGCACTCTCGTACAGATCGTCCATGATATCGTTAGATATTGCTGTGTTCTTTTTTTCTGCTACCGCTGTAGACATGATTATTTCCTTTTTATGATTGCCGCGTTGGCGATGTATGCCCCGAACATGTCGAGATCGATTGGTTTACCTTCAGTGACTCGTTCCTTTACAAACGCACGTAGGGTTGATGAATGAACATATGACTTTGAACTGGTTTTAAACCCTTCTTGCTCCAAGCGACCCACAAGATCCCCTGCAATATTGTCTTCACCTTTTCCAAATGACACAGTGACATCATTCTTAATGATATCGTCTAGTCCTTCTTGTCGGAGCCACGCATGTGCCTCGTCCTTTCTGTCAACTGGTATCGATGCGGACACCATCATCCGCCGCGACACAGTCACGCCATCTACATCAACACGCTCAATACCCATCTCGTCCATCAAGGCAGGGATGCGGTCATGTGATAATGCTTTCTGATTGCGTTTCAGAGATTTTAGCAATGTCTCCGCGTCTTCAATCTCCGCCTCTACGGCGCGTAGATCTCGTACTAATTGAGATAGTTGCTTTGTGTTATCAGTATGTATTTCCCCGAGAGCTTGCTCTGGTTCAAACATATCGTCAAAAATATCGTCCATTCTAGTTACCTCCATCTTGGACCTTCAAACCACGCGACAAGACTTCTTCGCACACCCCGCGTGACGGGATTGACACGATGCAGCATGTAACTTGGGAAAGTGAGAACAGTGCCCTTGTTTTTGATCGTGTCTGGAAGTTTAACTTTCTGTATCTCGAAATCGCCTCCGTCATACTCAGATGGGTCTGACAGTTGCACGGTCACTGATATCTTTCGGTCAAACATCACATCTTCATAGAAGTGCGTGTCAACGTGCCAGTTATAGTGACCCTTTTCGGATGCATGATACTCTGTGTATTGAATGCCGCATACACGAGTGACGTTAAAGTCATAGTGATAACGGTTCATATCTTCTACGTGATTCCAGAGAACTTCTCGAAAGTAACCAGTATTCGGTAACCAAACCAACTGGCTACTCCTGACTTTACTATTATCGGCTTGTTTAGAGCCACCGACTTTAGCTTTTACTCGATCCTTGTTTTTAACAAACGCAGCGACGTTATCTAAAAACTTTGAATCTCGTAAGCCAGGTGTATGGGTGAAGTGCTTTCGCATAAGTATATCCTCTTCAGGTTGTTGACTTCATCCGGATCGCTCCGTAATATGGACAATAGTGGAGATATATGATGACAGTCAAGTACCAAAATTACAAATATAAATATGCGCCCTTTGCTCATCAGAATTTGGCTTTAGCAAAAGGATCTGAAAAAACTGAATACGGCTACTTCATGGAGATGGGCACAGGCAAATCAAAAGTGCTAATCGACAACATGGGTATATTGTACCTGCAAAATAAAATTAACTTTGCACTGATTATTGCACCCAAGGGCGTGTATCGGAACTGGGTCAGCAAAGAGATACCAGAGCATATGTCTGATGATGTGCCTTACCGAATCATTCGATGGGTGGCCTCACCAAACAAAAAGCAACAAGTAGAGATGAGGTCGGTGAAAGATGAATTTGACGGTCTAACCATATTTGTCATGAACGTCGAATCTTTCTCCTCGGTCAAAGGCAGGTCCGCAGGGGAGTGGATGAGTCGTGCGCTTGGGGCCAATGGCCTGATAGCAATCGATGAAAGCACCACCATCAAAAATCATAAGGCCAAGCGCACAAAAGCATTAATTAAGATCGCGGAGGGCTTCAAGTACAAAAGGCTCTTGACAGGCTCTCCTATCACAAAAAGTCCGATGGATATCTATTCGCAGTGCGAGTTCCTCCGTTCTGGGCTTTTGGGATACACAAGTTATTATGCGTTCCAAAATAGATACGCTGTTATCAATAAAAAAACTATGGGCGCAAAATCGTTTCAGCAAATCGTCGGGTACAAAAATCTTGATGAGTTAACTGTCAACCTCGATCCATTTACTTTTCGAGTGTTGAAGAAAGATTGTTTGGATTTACCCGATAAAATCTACACCGTGCGATACGTCGGGCTGACATCAGAACAAGAAAAAATGTACAAAAGCATACAACAGTCGGCCTTGGTGATGCTTGACTCGGGAGATTTAGTTACGGCTCCCGCTGTGATAACGCAATTGCTTCGACTGCAACAGGTTTTGTCGGGACATCTAAAAACAGATGATGGTGATACCGTATACTTTGACAGCAAACGTATGGACGCGTTGGCGGAAATTCTAGACGAATATGATGGCAAGGCAATCATCTGGTCCAGGTTCCGCTATGATATCCAACAAATCGTCGGGATGTTAAAGAAACGATATGGCGAAGATTCCGCAGCGGCATACTATGGCGATACCAGTGATGATGAAAGAAACGATATTGTAATGCGTTTTCAAAAAAGTAATGCACTTCGCTTTTTTGTCGGGAATCCTGCGACTGCCGGATACGGTTTAACTCTGACTGAGGCGAATCTTGTGATATACTACGCCAACGACTTTAACCTGGAGACGCGGATTCAAAGCGAGGATCGAGCACATCGCATCGGACAAAAGCATAATGTGACATATATCGATCTGGTGACTGAAGGTACAATCGACGAAAAGATCGTGAAAGCACTACAAAATAAAATCGAAATCGGGGCTAAAGTTTTAGGAGAACAGGCGAGAGAATGGTTGACACTACAGTAGATGATAAACAGGCCGCAGCAGCCGTAGAAATTATGGTGGACTACAAACGAGGATTGAGAAATCTTCAAACAGCGTCCTTGGCTCTCTATCAGGTTGCAGGAATTGAACCTGAATATGGCGCAATTATTCTTAAAAATATGAAACGCGATAACGTGACAGATATCCGAGGGTATTCAAAAGAACCCGAAAGATTGAAACGCGGCAAGGAAGCAAAAAAGAAGCCCCCAATTTAGGGGGCTTTAGTTTGAGGCAGTAAAGTCTCAAGCGGAAACCTTACTTTTTATACATTAGCCTCTTCTTTATACTCTGTATAGGCTTTTCTTAGAATTACTCCTAATGCTCGGGTCATAGATCGCTCTTGATGTTGAGCCATCTCCCGCAGCTTTTCATGGTCATCCTTCAAAACCGCCACATTTTTAAGTGTTGGTTGTTCTGTTGTGGTCATTTAATTATCCTCATCGACTAAGCTAAACGCTTCAACGCTGACGACTATACCATCTTGCATAAATTTATCAAGTAAGTCACTGACCACTTGTTCTTCTTCACCAAGTTCGTCACATAATTCATCAAATTCCCATAATGTTTTGATGACAGTGTCTTGTCTGGCGAGTAATCGACGCAACCTTATGTCTATCGGGTCTTCAATCTCCGAATCATTAGACACAATATGCACTCGGGTTGCCCTCCAAGGAATTCGATCCTGCATATCTGGGTAATTCGGGACAGCATAGATTTTTAACAAATCTTGCTCCTTCACCCCCATCTTCTCCACGATGCGTTTATTGACAAATATCTGCTCACCGTGACTGTTTGTTGCAAATGCCGATCCGCTTTCCGCGACCACATCTACGACAGCTTTAAATATTTCGGTTATACCATTAGAAGTCTGGCTCATAGATTTCTCCATTCTCTTGTTTGTTCTTGTAGTAGTTTATTTGTTTTACTAGCCCCTCGATCCTTGGATCTCGGTGGTTTTCCCATTCTATATCATCGACTTGTTTTTGCAAATCCTTGATGATGTCACTTATCAGACTTAATTTCGGCATGTCTCGGTAATCCATATCTTTGTTTAATTTGTATAACTGCTTGATGGCTTATCCCCAAGATAGTTCCTATCTCGCGCATTGTCATGCCTTTAACAATCATACGGTTTACAATAGCCGCCTTTTCCGATAATTTCTTTGGTCGGCCTCCTTTCAATGCATTTTCTTTTGCTTTGTTGTAATCAACAGGTTTGGTCTGAAGCCTCTTGTTTTTCGCCTTGTCTATGTCAAGTTGCTTCAGCCACGCCTGTCTGTACAGGTCTTCATACTGCTCTCGGTTCATATATTTACTCCTGCTTTTCTCAAATCGGAAACAAACTTCCGCAGCTCCATTCTCGCACGCCACAGATCGTGTTGCACGTTTGGATGATAGTTTGTCCTGTTTGCTTCCTGCTCGTATTTATTTACTTCGTTTTTCAAAAAGCGATACTCTGCCTGTTGTGCGGGATTTAATGCCTCATCTCCCATTTATACCTCCATGTAACTTTCAATTAACCCTTGCGCGACTTGCGCCGTGATGGCGTTTCCATAGGCGCGCAATCGTCCCACTCTTGCGGTAGCCCCATAAGCCAACGGGAATGTGCAGGGTTCAACTGGCCTCCACTTTCCATCTCGGCAGAGGAGCCAGTCAGCATCTCCCCAGAAGCCGTTAGTCTCATAGGTTCTAGTTTCGGTGGCACTTCCCCCTTCGCCTCGAACACTGCTTCGATCATCTCGGGAGATACCTGCTCCCTCAGATTGCACGGGAACGATCTGTTCTTGCGTGTCGTCTGATGCATCTTGATCATCGCTTCTCGGCTCCTGAGTGGAAGACTGTCCATCGTATTCGGGGTTGCCCATCCTGCCATCTGCGATAACTGAGTGAGACTGCTTCCCGTCATGTTGTCGGTGATCCCCGTTCCTCCCCGTGTCCCGTCTGTCGCACTGGGCGTTGTCCACCCCGACATCTGAGACTGCTCGGGCAGGTTCATGGCTCGGGTTTTCCACTTCTTCACCGACTCGGGTTTGGCTGCTCCCTTGTGATCCGATGTTGTCGGTGTCGCCCATCCCGACAATACCGCTACCACTTCCTCCAGATTGGATTTGTTGCGGTTCGCCAGTTTCTCTCGGTTCTCCTCGGTTATCGTCGGGTGGACCTTGTTCGCTCTCGGCGTAGGCCAACCTGTCAGTTGTGCCGCCACATCCAATGTGTCGGTGCTGATCTTGCCATTCCGAATTCGACCCCCCTGATATCCGCCCTTGTGATCTCGGGTTGTCGGTGTCGGCCACGAACCAGAGGCGTTGCCTGATGTGCGGAGCACCGAAGCCCGCAGAGCACATATCGAAAGCCCCGATGGCGTAGTCCGCTCCTTCCATGTCAGCTTGTACAAGGTCGATCCAACCGAGTCCGTCTTTACTCGCAACTTGCTCTCCAAAGACCGTTGCAGGTCGGCACTCTTGGATGAGGTGAAACCAGTGAGGCCAGAGGTGCCGCTCGTCAGCCATCCCTTTTCTTGTGCCTGCACCGCTGAAAGGTTGGCAAGGACACGATCCTGTCCAGACTGGGCGGTCGTCTGACCACCCTGCCTGTCGGAGTGCATAACTCCAGATTCCAATTCCTGCGAAGAAGTGACATTGAGTAAATTCATAAAGTTCGTCTGGTCGGACATCTGATATGCTCCTTTCATCTACGACACCATCTGCGATGTGTCCTTTTGCAATTAAATTTCTTAGCCACTGTGCGGCGTAGGGGTCGATCTCGTTATAATACGCTGTCATCGTCATACCCCCAATCTTTGCGGTCAATCTGGTTGTCATATCCCTCCCAGTATGCCGCAATTTCTCCCTCAGTCATCCTGCTTTTTTCGATAACCTGCTTACCAAGGCCATCTAACCAGATATGAGGACGACCACTTCGACCATAGTATGCGTCCGCAGATCCACGATCCAAGGCCCTCTCTTCTCTGTCCATCATCATAGCTTTAACTTTGCCCATCACCACTTCTCCCCAAAATATTTGCGGAATATCTCATCCAACATTTCTTCGATCTCACGTTCAGACAACTTCATTTTCTTGCTCCTCTAACTCTGGTTCCCAATAGTTATCCTCACCGTTGAGATACTCGCCCTCAAACATCATCCCCTCATCTTGATAGGACGCTTCAACATGCAATCCCATCTCAAACAACTTGTCCCAAACAGGAATGGGTGGTGACCACGCTGTCCAACAATGGAAGGTAAAAGATGCAAGACCCTCATCGTCTGGCGATGTCCAAGTCGGTTTTTTGTCAGTGCCATGATAAATAATCGGGTCGCTGATCTGCACATCACAGACATCCCACTTTGTACCCCAATTTTTCAAACGCCAACTATACCAACCGTCAACCTCGAACCCCTCACACCTAGTCTTAGGCGCAAGCCACTGCTCAAACGGCATCGGCACAATTAATTGGCAGAACTGTGGATTTAACAGATTGCCATCGTTGTATGGATTGTGACCGTTATCTGTCAGAGAATTATAGATTGTCTCAACTAAAAATCTCTGACCGTGAATATGTACTTGCTGATCGCAGTGATTAGGCATTTTCCCACTCCTCATCTTCCATTGCGTTTTCGATTGCTGCTTCTACAAACCATCCCCCAAAGTTGGGGAATGAGTTAAGGTCGATCTCTACAGACTTATTAAATGTGTCATATGCGACTTTCAGAATACCTTCAGCAATGTCGATGTCTTCCATATTATTATATGCTTTATCGTCACGCTGATTTTCCCAGATACCCTCAAGATTACAGATGATCAGTTCAAGGTTGTTTTTATTGGTCACTACAAACTTATCCATTTGTCGCCTCCTTATAAATTGCTAGTGCCTCATCAATAGGTAGATCGTTTAGAATAACCGCATCAGGATGGTCACGCATGATCCGCGCAACTTTGACCTCATGACGTATCTCAAACAATCCATCAGATGTTTTGAATAAATGCTTGGTACGCATCACGCGTTGCATATCTTTCTTATACAAGAAATCAGTTACCTGCTCACCGCACCATGTCTCCAATGACTGACCAAAACCTTCAGGACACCAGTCATACTTGCCAAGATCAGTGTTAGGCAGAGATTTGAAATAATCCTCAATCTCTTCTAACTTGTTCTGCCAGTCTTTACCGCTTGTGTATTGACTCTTGGGGTGAGGGTATACTGTGTCACAACCACCGACACCGTCATTGCAAACCATAGCAAATGGTTTGCCATCAAGATATAGATTTGCACTATAGCAATATGTCTCTTGACTAGCCCAGTCTGAGTGCTTGATTGATTTTAAAGATAGTTCCATAGTTTTCTCCTAAAATGCTGAATTGCATGTATGTAGATTACTTGTAAGTAATTTGTTTGTCAAGCAACTCGCTTCTTGACCCTCGGTTCTCCGAAACCTGAGAACGCATACTCTTCCTCGATTCTCTGTTTACCTTATTTACACATTCAGCCAGATTTTAAAAAAAA